ATCCTGGACCAACATCTCCCATAATATATGGAGTAGAGGCTGATTCTCTTTCCATCTGCCTATACATGCGAACAGCTTGCGCTGGGTCTATAGGAGATAGTGGCATATTACATTCCTAGTGATGCGGCTCTACGAGAGATAGCGTCTTGCTTAGCTTTTTCTGCTGTAATATCTTGCTCAGACTTGTAGTTATTTGTCTGAGATAGCAGATTAGCTAAAAAGTCAGACAAACCTGTATCTAACTCTTTCTGACGGTTATTATAGTCGTTAGTGTAATCACTATATGCTTTAGCATAGAGGCCAGAGCCCATTAGACCTCTAGCAGCGAAATCAGATTCTAGCTCTTGTCCAGCAAGGTCTCTAGTCTTAGCTAATGTAGCTTGCTTATTAGCGAAATCAGTCCTATATTGATTCTCTGACTGCTTCGACTGAGCTTGATAATCTGCCCATGCCTTAGCTAACTGATCGCTCTGAGACTTATACGCAATATCATTAGCTAGCCACTCATCAACACTAGGTTGAACAGGAGCTGTCGGAGAAATTGCACCAGAGGCATTAGAACCTACAGCAGGGGATGATGCTCTATTTACAGCTGTAGCTTTCTTAGGGGCCGCAGGGGTAGTTTTTACTGGTGCTGGAGCTGCTGTCTTTGCGGGCGGGCCTACGAAAGCGTTGCTGGGGTTAGCATTTCCCATAATGAATGGGGAAGTAGATTTCTCACTGCTTGTATCGCGAGCCATTATAATTACCAGTTTCTTTGTTGTTGTGGAGTTAAGCTATCCGATGACATATAGTTACCTTTATTGTTGGCTTTTAGCCTACGCAACATAGCATTTCTTCGGACAAGCGCCTCCGTGTCTCTATCAACATACGCCAATGGGTCGTTAGTAGGACCACCACCATTGGGAGAGTTGCCGGTGCTTTCATACATTTTGTTTCCGGCGCTAAACGGGTTAAACCCTTGTCGCCTACCTCTAAGATAGTGGCCCAGTATTAACAGAACCATCTACCGTTGACACAATTTTAAAGGCTAGCTGTCTAAAACGCAATGATTTTAACAATTTGATATACGTTCTAACGTTAGCTGGATTAGCGGTAGACGCAGAGTCTGTAACATCTAGGGAGAAATCTAAAACTCGACCCCATGTTTTTAGCGCACTCCACTTTGCATGGTTAGTTTTTAGTTGTCCCCATGTAACAGGAATACTGTATGCAATAGGGATAACTTTAAACTGCACAGGAGTTTTGGAAAATAGATCTACACCCCAATGAAATAGCCGCTTAAACGTGTAGGGAACATTAAAGTCATATGTCTTTGTTACTACAGAACAGTCGAATGTCTCAATAGCTGTACCGTCAAGTACATCAACTAGCTTGTATAGTCTAGATTTCGATTTATCGTAATCAGCAGCAACAAAGAAAGTTTGTCCAGTAGCTGTATCAATTAAAGGATAACGAATAAAACTAGAAGGCGTATAGGAAGCTTTATTGAATCTCCACATCGAAAACGCTCTAGTTTTTAATCCATAGATATAGAAGTTATCGAAGTACCTAATAACTAGTCTGTTGTTGACAACAGAAATAGTAAAGTCAGTCCAAGATGTTTTAGTTTTATATGAATAGAGCGAGAACGGTACCTTGACATTTACCTGGTCCCAATTCCAGTTAGTAATAGAATATAGGTAATTTCCCCACAATACAAATAGCGTGTTCTCATACTCTGCCAGAGCCCATGTAGCAGTAATGCCAATTGTGCTTGATTGCAGTTGAGTTACACCTTTTGCAGGAAGGCTGTCATAGCCGAAAGTATATGTAGAATTTTGCTTAAATACCGCAATCTGCCCTGCCCATGAGTGAATACGCAGAATATATTGTCCATCACCATTAGCTACGTCAAAGAAATCCGTACCAGTCCACGACGAAAAATTAGCGGCACCCGAAAAGTTAATTCTACTTGGGTTTGTACTGCCGGGACCTGTAGCAATAAATAGCCGCTCTTTATAAATACAACTGAAAATACCTCTAGGCATAGAGGCTACAACTACGAATCCTCCTACAGGCTCCCACGATCCGCCATTTGTAGCACTAGAGATATCGGCAACAATCCATAGCTTATTCTGGTACTGTACACAGTTACTAGCAACGATATTGCTTGAGATAGTAGACCAGCTATTACCAGCTACGTCATAAGCCCTACAGGAGGTTCCAATTTGATAGATAAAATAGACAGTCCCTGTAGATGAAATGAACATGCCAATATAATGGGAACCGCCGGGGATTCCATTGTCTATCTCCACGATAGGTGGTCGACTTACAATGGACCCATCTAGGTCAACGTCAAAGTTAATAAGCTCAACGCACTCTGTATCTGCAATAGTAGTTGGCTCATTCAAGATATTTAGGCCATTGACAAATGGGCCAATCTTTACAGGAGTGCCGGACATTATTCATCCTCTGGCAGTACAGTAATTATAGGATAGTAAGCTACCTGAGGAGTATTCTCCTCATTAGCCATTCCATCTAAACCTTGCGCAAATTGTCCCAGCTTGAATTGTGAATTCTGCGGGTCCTCATCTAACTCGTAAGCTTTAGAAAGGACAAAATCAATTAAGTTGTTATAGTACGTGTCAGGAATAGAAAGAGTATCCGACAGCGCAGTCAGCTTAGCAGGAGCTGGCAAATAAAAGATACTCAAGCCATTTGTTACATCTTGAAAGGAAGCAGGGTATATATGGATATTCCCCGCCCATTCTGTCCAAACTACAGGTTGCCCTGATGCCTCGTTATTGGGGTCGGCGGGGACAATGTATTTTTCAGCCTCTTGAAAAGAGATATAAGAAAGGGGCGATCCGTTAACATGGACAGCTTGAATCTTAAGAATTCTTAGAGCATCTACACTGTAGACTGATTGGTTCGCAAATAGATTAGATGTAGAGGTAGCTCTAAGTATCTGAGTATTCTTTAGAATTTCGAGCTGGCCTCTATCAATCCATCTAATGATATCAGCGTCGGTAATTTGAACGCCAGCCTCATCGCCAAAGGTTCTTTTAACCTCTGTAGCGACGTCTGAACCTGTATAGGTAGCACTGTAATAACTCATTAAGTCACCTGTTCAAAACGTCGTAAGTAATATTTAGATTAGTAACTGTAGCGTCTAAATAATCTACAAGCATCTCAATAGCATTTAAAATTCTGGCGATATCTAGCACTACAGTAGAGGCATTAATCTCTACAGAGTCTCCATTATTTAGAAAATTAGACATTTAGCTCACTGCCGCCCAATAGGTTAAATGAACTGCGGTAAATGCTCCAAGAACAGCTGGTAAACTAGTAGTTCTACCAATATCGGCAGAAGCAAAGTTGGAAGAGTCGCCAGTTAATCTACCATTAGCCGTATTTACGTTAGTAGCAGCAGCTCTAAGAAACGACGGCTTTGTAGTACCATTAGTGAAGAAAGCCACGTAAAAAGTACCTGCTGGCACTGCAATAGGCCCGCCAGTAATAGCCATAGTTTTCAAATAACCAGAAGCCCAAACTGCTGACTGATCTGCTGTTGCACCTAGCAAGTTTTTATTTTTATCGTAGAGTCCAACAAAATTCTGTCCTGCTACTAGCCCGACCCCAACGGCAGAGACATACATATGGATATTAGAAACGCTAATAGGCGAAGTAGTGTATAATTCCATTACGTAGATAGTACCGTCAGTTGGCACAACAGTACCGGCAGCTGTACCTAGCGGGTTAAAATTCCAAGCTAAATATCCGCCGCCTTTTGATGGGCCTAAGCTATCTTCCGTAGGATACGCAATAGTGTCGATACCCCCAGGGAACTTAGCATTGAATACAGCTTTATTACTTTCTAGTAAAGCTAATTTTCCACTAAGTGCATTAAGTTTACTTTCAATAGTCTCAAGACTCATCTGTACACCTCCCCATTATGTTTTACCGTCTTGTTCTGTCTCAAAGCCCAAAGAGCAAATTCTCTGCGCTCTTCTTCAAGATCAATTTGCTCTTTGTATTTAATTGCTTGTTTAGCAGCTTCCTCTGCTTCAAGTCTAGCTAGCACGCTACCATTATTATTGTTAGCATTAAAAATGGCAGCTAGCACACGATGATCTAGCTCATTTTCTGTAAGGTCCATAACCATGTACTCTGGTAGCCCTACAGGAACGTGCCATACTGCGAAAGGCTTAGCGTCAAAAGTAGTGCGAATATTTGGAGGAATCCAGCGTAGTTCTAGAGTTGGATCATAATCTTTAAGTATTTCGGCAATACGCTGTGCCTTAACAGGCAATGCACCGGACTCGCTTAAAATAACTGTCATTACCAAGTCTCCATTTTAATATTATCTATCCACACATAGCAAGGCTGATCGCCGAACCAAGTTTGTACAGCATTGCCTCCACGAAATACGCTAAAACAAAAATGAGTAATAAAGATACCAGCATCATTTCGATATACGAAATTAGTTACATCGTAAATCTTTTTACCATTTCTGTAGGCCCGTAGCTTTCCGTTAGCATCTCCTACTCCCTCAGTAACAGTATTTAGCTCTAATTCCATTCTAAGTTTATTGACTGTATTAGAAGTAAGTTCATCGTCAGACGTAGCTAGTCCAGAGACATTAGACCAAAGATTATCTCCGTATTGTTCTATTTGTCCTGGATGATAGACATAGGGATATACTCTATTAACTCTAGTACCAACTTGTCCAGGATATGAGGCTGCTGTCGCCCACATAAATCTAACGCTAAATCCTTGAGTGGGGGCACCAGACCCACCTGTAGGGACGTCAGGAACTACGCCCGGCAAAACTCCTACAATGCCTGGTAATTTTCCTCCTCCTGCGTATGTTTTAGCACTCCATGTAGGGTTATTCACACCAGTAGCTTGTCCAAAATCAAAAGGACCGCCAGAAGTATTTTCCATATATAAATCATACTCTAGAGCCAACTTAGTTAAACTTCCTGAACCTAAAGTGCCAGGAAATTCTACAACCCCACAACCAGCTACGTTAGGGGCATTTACCATATTTTTATCTAGAAACACTCTACAAGCATTGCCAGACCCAAACGGAGAGGATTGGATAGCAGTAGAATAAGCAAGATCCCCGTTATATCCGATACCGTATCCCGTATTCGGCCCAGTTCCTATGGGCGCGGCAGTATTCCATGCTGCCGCTGTTACAGGATTAGCAGCAACAGAGCCAGTCCAATCAATAGCCCTAACTGTAGAATATACAGGAGCTATACTACGCGGCAACTGTCCAAAAGCAGACTTTCTTTCTCCTGCTATTCTATACAAATCAGCAATAGAGTATCCTTTATCTAGTCCTGTAACAGCGACTAGTCTTTTGCGTTCTCGATCATTTATAGTTCCGGGAGCGTAGTCAGATAAACTAGACATTATAGAGTCGTTAAAAGATGAGCTAGCCATAATTTCTCCTAAGACTAATGGCCGGGCCGTTTCTCACGACCCGGCCATTAGCATATATGCTAATAAATATTAGCCCTCAGTAATGTCAGCAAGTAGACCCTGCGAGTTTCTACGGTGACAGCCTAGTTCTGAATACTGATACATAGTTGCTTCATATGCATCGTAACCAGATACACGACTCCACATAGAGCCATCACGGTCCATGAATTCCCAGTCTGCCTGGCGGTAGACAGTTAGTTCATTT